CGAGGCATTTGTGTCACACTACTCGGGGAGACGGAGGGCTCGCTATGAACAGGCAGTCGCAAGCCTGAGAGTGAAACCTCTAGACCCCCAACGAGAGAGCTATATCACGGCATTTGTCAAGGCGGAGAAATACAATCCGTTCGCAAAATGCAACCCCGACCCTAGGATGATTCAGGCCAGGAACTCCCGCTACAACACAGCAGTTGGAGTGTACCTGAAGCCAATAGAACACCACCTCTACCGGTTAAAGGGACCCGAAAACCTCCCTCTAATTGGTAAAGGATTGAATCACCAGGATCGTGGTCGCATATTGCACGAAAAGTTTCTCCGCTTTAGAAGCCCCGTGGTGGTCAGCATCGACGCAAGTCGGTTTGACCAGCATGTGGCTCGGCAGGTGCTTGAGATAGAACACTCCGTTTATCTCCATTGTAACTCCGACACCGAATTTCGCAACTTGTTGCAACAGCAGCTTAGAAATCGCTGCTTTACTAGGAACGGTTGGCGTTACAAGGTCGATGGAAGCAGAATGTCCGGGGACATGAACACTGCCCTCGGAAACTGCGTCCTAATGATCATCATGGTGCGTGCCGCTATGAAGACCATGCAGATCACCAATTACGACATGTTCGATGATGGTGATGACTGCTTGGTCCTTATGGAGGAGGAAGACTTCGCAACCTTCCGCGACAGTGTCGGCCCTACTTTCTTAGACTACGGTCAGGAAATTAAGGTCGAAAATGTTGCGCGTACCATGGAGGAGATAGAGTGGTGTCAGTGCCATCCCGTGTTGGGAGCTGACGGACGCTACCAAATGGTGGCAAATTGGAAGAAAACGCTTAGTCAAGCGTGTGCTGGAACACACCACTGGGATACGGGGAGTCCATTCGATATGGCCTTCTCCGTGGGACAGTGCATAACGGCGGTCTACCCACGAATGCCAATTCTTTGGCAATTCACCAAGCAACTCTGTGCTCAGGGTTCAATGCATCGAGACCTAATCAACACCGACTGGATCTTCAAGCTCAAAGGCTCCACCTCCAAACTTGGTTCACTGGTTGACAGTGAGCCAACCGCGGAGAGTCGAGCCAGTTTTGCGGATGCTTTCGGAGTTGACGAGATCGAGCAATTGCGCATTGAGCAGAGACTTGCCAATTGGTGGCCGACTGCCGGTATGCCTGTGGACTGTGGCGACACACAGGTCGGGGCAGACTGGGGGTTTACATACCCCCCAGGCTGCACCCCCACGGAGAGGGATATCCTGCCCCTATCCCAATGATGCCTTCTAAACGCTGTCCAATTTGCTTCCAAGATGTATCGATCCTCAGTAACCGACAAGGACTCGGGTTCCACATCAGACTCGAGCATCCAGAACAGTACGCGATCATGGCTGCTCGCCAGGATTCCGTACCTGGACCTGGAAAGCAGGCTAGAAACATCAACCCGCAGCCTGCGACGGGACGTACTGCCGGTGGCTGCCCAACTGGCGCAAGTGACGGCTTCAGTTGCTGAGCACCTTCGCAGCTCAGCAGCTGACGCTGCAAACCGCTGGTCTCAGGCCTAGAGCCCCGGACCATCGGAGTGGTGTGTGTGTTTTGTAGTGCGGAGTGCAGGAGAAACAACTGCACTCATTGTAGTGAGGCCGAGGCTATAACCGCTGGGGGGTTGGAACTTGCCTCGCTAGATCGGCTACCAACATAGTCGGGTCTAGTGCGAAATCCCCTCACTACCCACGACACGACATCGCCCACCACATCGGTGATCCGCAGCCCTATACCGAGGCTAGAACCACTATCAGGGAAACCTGAGGGCCCCCTGCTACGGGAAAGTGGTTTAGTAAGTAGTGATTCAATGCAAATCTCGAGGGAGGAAACTCCCCGG